TACTAAAGAAAGCGAGTGAGAAATGAACAATGAACCAGTAGCATTAGTAAGTGTTGGATATTCAAACGAGCCTTATGTGTTTTCACAATTAAAAACATTGCCCAACGGAACGCATGAACTCTACACTACACCACAAATAAAAGAGTTAAGTGATGAGGAAATAGATGCGGTGGTTTACTCAATGGATTGGGCTTATGACCCAATTAAATTTGCTAGAGCAATACTAAAGAAAGCGAGTGAGAAATGAGAAAGGTGAGCATACGAACAGTTGAAAATACTATTGGGCTGGCACGTAGTGTTGCTGATGGAACAACCAAATTTCCTTTTATGGGCTATTGCGCAGACCTAATGGAAAAGATGTTAGAAGAAATTAAAGAAGCAAGAAGTAAACAAACCAAAAGGAGCAGTAAATGTTAGAAAATGTAGAAGCAATACAAGCACCAAAACCCGCTAAGTTATTTGTAGCTACACCGATGTATGGTGGGCTATGCACAGGCGGTTACACAATGGGTATTCTTAATTGTGTGCAGACATTTGCGCCCCGCAATATTCAGATGTATTACTCGTACATGATGAATGAGTCTTTGATTACTCGTGCCCGTAATGGTATGGCTTACGACTTCTTACAGTCAGACGCAACGCATCTAATGTTCATTGATGCCGATATTAGCTTTGATCCAAAAGATATTGTGCGCATGATTGACGCCGACAAGGACATCATTTGTGGTTTATATCCCAAGAAAGAAATTAACTGGAAGTTAGTACACGATGCGGTACAAAAAGGGGTTGATTACAAAGACTTGGCTAATTACACAGGGTCGTTTGTAGTAAACCTAGTAGGTGGTGTAATGGAAAGCACAGGCAATATTAATGAGCCAATGGAGATTGACAACGGCGGTACGGGCTTCATGCTTATCAAGCGCAATGTGTTTGAGACATTAAAACCATTGGTGCCAACCTATACCAACGACATGATTCTCATCGTGGACAAGAACCCACAGAAGAAAATCATTAGCGAGTTTTTTGATACGAGCATTGACGAAGACACAAATCGATTGCTATCAGAGGACTACCACTTCTGCAAAATTGCTCGTAAGGCTGGCTTCAAAGTATATGCGGCACCTTGGGCAAACCTAACGCATAGCGGTACGTATAACTTTAGCGGTCAACTACCAAGGACTTAAGATGCTACCAAATTGCGAATTAGTAAAAACGGATGGCACACAGTTCCTTGTGTTCAAAGGGCAAGACCTAATCTCAAACCACTTAAAGCAAGAACTGTACGAGAATGACATACATCAACTAAGCCTTAAGCTTTTAATGGATGCACCCGAAGGCGAGGTGCTAGACATTGGGGCTAACTTAGGTACGTTTTGTGTACCCTTGGCTAAGAAAGTGCCGAAGCATCTCTACTATGCCTTTGAACCACAACGGATAGTCTATTATCAATTATGTGCTAATACGTTTATTAACGGGCTAGATAATATCCATTGTCATAACTTTGGGTTATCGGATAAAGAAGAACGGTTAGTGCTAACCATGCCTGACTACGCTAATGAAGGCAACATAGGTGCGTTTAGCATGGACAAAGAAGTTCGTGAGAATGAATACGAATGCAAAACCGAGGGTGTTAAAGAACCATTAGTAGTGTTTACTTTGGACTCAGGTGCGCATCAAAACGTACGTCTTATTAAGATCGACGTAGAGGGGCATGAACTAGAAGTAATTAAAGGTGGTATTAAAACCATCAAGGCTAACAACTACCCACCGATTATCTTTGAAGCATGGACATGGAAGCCATGGTTTGAACCTAAGCGTAAAGCATTGCTTGAATACCTAGAAGGTCACGGCTATAAGATACAACAGTTAGGACAGAATAACTTAGCTACATATGGGGGTGCTAAATGACAACTTTTACAACAGATGACCGTATCAAAGCGTATCAAACCAATGTAGAGCCAATACCCTTTGCTGGGCTGGTGTCGATACAAGATAACCCCATGACTATTGAGCAGGTGCAGCAATTACTAAAAGATATGCTTGGCGATGATCCTCAAAGCGGCATAAAATACATAGTATTGGCTGATGGGTCAGTCTATTTTTTTAGAAAGGAAGGAGATCGCTATGCCTTATGTGAACAAACCTCGCCCCTACAAGAAGGAGTACAAACAACAGTTAGCTCGGGGGGAACAAGAAACGAGGAACGCTCGTGACCGTGCTAGATATGCAGTCGATAAAGCTGGTGTTGATAAGAACGGCAATGGTAAAGCTGATGCTCGTGAGGGTAAAGATCTTGAGCATATTGTGCCTTTATCTAAGGGTGGTACAAACAGCCGTAAAAACATACGCATAGAAACGCCAAGCCAAAACAGATCATTTAGCCGAAACTCAGACCATACCGTAAAAGTAAACAAAGCCAAACCCAAACGCAAAAATGGAAATCGTAAATAACAAAGCAATACTTATCACGACTAGACGCCCACAGTTAGTAACTGAGTGCATAAGAAAAAGCCAAATTGTTGAAACTAATGGCGACTTACATAAGGTTGCCGTGCATTGGGGTTTGGATGAAGCACAGGCTTTAAACAAACTTAAGATTAAAAAAGTACCGTCTCCAATCTTACGTGATTACAAATGGCCTGGTCTGCACAAGCCGATGGAGCATCAAAAAGATACCGCTAATTTTCTTACCCTAAATCAAAGAGCATTTTGTTTTAATGAGCAAGGTACAGGTAAGACTGCAGCAGCTATATGGGCTGCGGACTATTTGATGGAGCAAAAGCGTGTGTATCGTGTGCTTATTGTATGCCCCTTATCTATTATGCAATCAGCATGGCAAGCCGATTTGTTTAAGTTTGCAATGCACCGCAAGGTCGGTGTTGCTTACGGCGACAGGCATAAACGCAAAGCAGTAGTTGAAAGTGATGCTGAGTTTGTCATTATTAATTATGACGGTGTAGAAATTGTAGCCGACGATATTGCAAAACAAAACTTTGATTTGGTAATTATTGACGAAGCCAATGCGTACAAAACAGTAACAACTAATCGTTGGAAAACCATGAACCGTATTATTACCCCACGGACATGGATATGGATGATGACTGGTACGCCAGCAGCACAAAGCCCGACGGATGCTTTTGGGTTAGGTAAATTAATCGTGCCACAAAATGTACCTAGATTCTTTGGTGCGTTTAGAGATCAGACCATGATTAACATTAGCAAGTTTAAATGGCTACCAAAACCTGATTCAGATCAAACCGTATTTAACGCCCTTCAACCCGCAATCAGATTTAGAAAAGAAGATTGCTTAGACCTACCGGAGATTACTTATGTTTCTAGGGACGCCCCCCTTACTGCGCAACAGGCGAAATACTACAAAACGCTCAGAGACGAATACCTTATGGCAGCGGATGGGGAAGAAGTTAGCGCAGTTAATGCTGCGGTTAAGATTAATAAACTCCTACAAATATCAGGTGGAGCTGTCTATTCTGATACCAGTGCTGTCGTTGAGTTTGATGTTAGTAATCGCCTACGTGTTGTTGAAGAGGTAATTGAAGAGGCTAGCCATAAAGTGCTTGTCTTTGTACCGTTTACGCACACAATAGAGTTACTAAAAGAACACTTAAAAGGGGCTGGCATTACATGCGAAGTCATTAACGGCAAGGTCCCAGTAAATAAACGCACTGAAATATTTAAAGCTTTTCAAGAGCAACCAAACCCACGAGTGTTAATAATCCAACCACAAGCCGCAGCTCATGGGATAACTCTTACCGCTGCTAATGTAATAATATGGTACGCCCCAGTAACATCAATAGAGACTTACTTGCAGGCTAATGCACGCATACACCGTCAAGGACAAAAGAACCCAATGACTGTAGTGCATATTAAGGGTAGTCCCGTAGAGACTAGGTTGTACCAAATGTTGCAAAATAAACTAGAAGTTCACGAAAAAATAATTGACTTGTACAAACAAGAGCTTGATAATAGTTGACAAAGTCAAATTATAGTTATAATATGATTTAACTGGCACAGACCAGCGTTTTTAACCTAAAGGAATTTATATGGAACAAGAAGTCCAAGGCGACGTGTCCTCTGAAAAACTTGTAGAAGTTTACCTAAAGATACGTGATGCCCTAGAAAATAACTACAGAAGTTACATGGCTAAGAAAGCCGAGCTAGAAGAGCAGATGGATGTTGTACAAACAGAACTGCTCGACATCCTCAAAGGTATTGGTGCTACTAGTTTAAAAACCATACACGGTTCGGCTAGACGTAGTGTCAAACAACGTTATACAACCAATGATTGGGAGCGCTTCCATAAGTTTATTTTGGAACACAATGCCCCTGAGTTATTGGAAAGAAGAATTCAACAAACCAATATGAAGCAGTTTTTGGAAGAGAATCCGGACTTGCATCCCGCCGGCTTAAACGTGGATAGCACATACGCAATTATCGTAACTAGGAGAAAATGATGAGCAACGTCGCTTTGTTTAACCAGCAATTACCTGACTACCTCAAAGAGGTAGAACTTGATGATGTAACCCGTGCCTTAACGGGTGGTGGTACAGGTGTAAAACGTATTGCCCTTGGCAATAATAAGTTCATACTAAAAGTAAACGGCTCTGAAATTTCTAAGAGCAGTAATGACAAAATGGAAGTCGTTATTGTTAACGCTTCTCCCAACGTATCCCGTACATTTTATGCTAAGGCATGGGATCCCAAAGCCGAAGCTGCCCCACCTGATTGCTGGTCTAATGACGGCGAGCGCCCTGACGCTTCTATTAAGGAGCCACAAAGTCAGATGTGCATGAACTGCCCTCAAGATATAGCTGGTTCAGGTCCTGGTGCTACTAAAGCATGCCGTAAGAATCGCAGAGTTGCTGTGTCTCTTGCTTCGGATTTGAGCGGCGATGTATACCAAATGACTTTGCAGTCTAAGTCAATCTTTTATGATTCCAAAAAACCAGGCGATTTAGATCATATGCCATTCGATCAGTACGTACGTTATGTTGGCTCACAAGGCTACAACTTAAACATGCTTGTTACTGAGATGCGCTTTGATGAAGACTCAACAGTTGGCAAATTGTTCTTCCGTCCAGTGCGATTCTTAGAGCGCCATGAATGGGAAGTAGCTAAGAAGCAAGGCGAAACCAAGACTGCTAAAGCTGCTATCACAATGACTGTAGCCCAAGCCGATGGTGTTAAAAAGCTAGAAGCTCCTGTGGCAAAAGCTGAGACTGGAACTGTGGAAGTTGAGGCAACTCCAATCCCTGAGCCAACTAAGCGTGCTGATAAGAAAGCTGCCGAGCCTGCCCCTAAACGTGACCTTAAAGCCGTAATGGGTGACTGGTCTAATGACGACACAGCATGAGTCTTAGAGGGTATAGCTTTCGTCTTGTAAAAGCCAACCAAGCTGCTGATCCTGAAAACATCGGGGTCCAGCTTGGGCGGTATTGTATTACCAACGATATTCCGGTAACAACCATTGCTCAAAAGTTAGGCGTAACCCGCATGACTATATACAACTGGTTTACCGGAGTTGGTATGCCCAGCAAAGACAAAGTTAGGAAAATAGAAAAACTACT